GTTATGCGAACACGATCTAGAGTGGCAGAAAGAGACTTAGATCCGCCCTGTATATAAATGTTTGCTCCATCACTTCGTCCTACAGCCCCCATTGCTGTCCAAGTGTTTGTACTAGAATTAAGTAAATTAAGAGCAATACTTCCGTGTCGAACACTCGCTGTTGCGCCACCATCTTCTATAAGAAAGCCCGATGAATTATTTGCCCCAGCAGTGCCAGCACCTGTTCGTCCATTTGTGCCTAAATACCCAGTTATTTCAACCCCACCAGAGTCGCCAATCTGCATGGTCACAGGAGAAGTTCCATTAGTGCTTACACCCTCAAACATCACAGTGATGCGCTTCACCCATGATGGGATAGAAGTAAAGTCAATGCTTGTACCTGATGTAGAGGCAACAGCAGTGCCAGAGGTAATCCCCAGTACCGCACCTGAGTTGATCGTGACGCTTGCTGATCCATCAATTGTTACTGCCATGATTTAGCCCTCGTAGATTATGTTGACTGTGCCAGCAGAAAATGTATCTGTTCCATTTGTGGTTGTAATACGAACACGATCTAATAAGCCAGAAAGAGTTACTGCACCACCAGTCAGATACTGATTTGATTCTGAACTTGAAAACATAACTCCATCAGCAACATATCCAAATGTAGTGTTCATAAGTTTTATGCCAATTGAACCGTTTTTTGCGCCGCCTGATGCCCCAGAATTTATGAGGAATCCAGCCGTTGAAGTTGCTGGAACGCCTGTGCTACTTCCTAATCTATTGCCGCCACCCACATATCCACTACTTGTTACAGAACCACTGCCAATTTGAATTAAATAACCAACAGTTCCACTTGTGCCAACACCATTAAAAATGACTGTCAAACGCTTCACCCATGACGGGATAGAAGTAAAGTCAATGCTTGTACCCGATGTAGAGGCAACAGCCGTTGACAACACAAGCCGTTGAAACTGCGCCCGAGAGCCTGCGCTGTCAGTGCCAAAGAATTGACCGTTGTATTCAAGGTTGCCAGCGGCTGCTGTACCAATTAGCGTGTCAGAAGTTAAAGCAAGTATTGACATGATTATCCTTCGTACAGAATGTTGATAGTGCCAGCATCGAATGTGTCTGTGCCACCTACGGTAGTGATGCGTACTCTGTCAAGCACACCCGCAAGCGATATGCTTCCACCAGTGCCACCAGTAGTTGTTGTGTCGCTTCTTGATAAAAAGCCATTCGCCACCCAATTGTTTCCAGTAATATTGGCAAATACTATACTTCCATGAACAACCGCACTTGCAGTATCAAAAGGAACGCCAAAACCAGTGGTAAACGCAATATTTATCCAACTTCCTGCGTTGGTAGCTCTATATCCAGTCCCTAAATATCCAGATGTAGTAGCAGAACCTGATCCTAATTGGAATAACCAATTGCTTGTTCCGTTTGTACTCACACCTTGAAACATTACTGTGATTCGCTTAATCCAACTTGGCAGTCCTGTAAAGTCAATCGTTGTTCCGCTGGTAGACGCAACCGCTGTTGCCAATGTATTGACAGAGCTTGTCGCAGTGGCGGCTTGAAGTGTCAGCGTGTTTGTACCCGCAACAGCAGGCGCTGATACTGTGATAGCCCCGCTGGTGTCTCCTGAGATAACGACTGATGACATATTTAAACTCCTACTCTATAAGATTTTGTATTGGCAAAGTCTCCGTGCAACATCATTGTTGCCAATTCACGAACTTCAATTGCTTCATCCTCTGAGCTGTATGTTCCAAGATTTTTACATACGCCATCAACCCAAATCTGAGCAGACCATCTGTTTCCATATTCTCTCTTGTAAACACCTTTATTTGGTCTACCTGCTTTCCCAGAAATTCTGTTTCGACATTGTTCGCTTCTTGTAGCTAAACGCAAATTATCTTTTTTATGGTTTTTTGGGTTGCAATCAATATGATCTATTTCTTGTGTAGCCCACTCACCATGATAAAGATACCAAGCCACTTGACCAACAGAATAGCCTTTGAGCTTCCCATCTACTTGCAAATAACAGGTTTGATGTTCTTTTTTGGTTGTTTGAACACTGACTGGTTTTCCAGTTTTAAAACCAGAAATCCACATAAGAATTCCTTCATCAGAAATTTTCCATGAATTTCTGATTCTGTCTAATTCAAACTCTGGTCTTATTTTTATTGTCATAAAACGATCCATCTAGCACCACTCGGAATAGTAACCGTTATTCCGCTGTTAATGGAAATAGGGCCAACGCTGTGTGCGTTGTTGGAAGAGCTTAGTGTGTAGTTTGTGGTCACGGTGCGCGTGTTCTCATAGAACACCGTATCAGCACCGCCACCAGTTGCACCGCCGCCCACTGAGGACCACACAGTGCCGTTGTAGCCTTCAAACTTGCCGAGGGTTGTGTTGTATCGGAGTTGACCGGCTGCCGGTGAGCCTGGCCGCTGCGCCGTAGTGCCTGACGCAATCTTGATGGCATCAGTTGCCGAGACAGTAAATGTGCCAGAGACAGACGCTGTACCGGCCACCGCCAATGTCTTGCCTGAACCAATGTTCAAGCCGACTGATGTGCCAGTGCCGTTTGCAGTAAACAGCGCATCAATGGTGTCCAAGTCAGTATTGACTTTCGTACCCCATGTATCTGTTGACGCGCCAACTTCTGGCTTTGTCAGCAATAGGTTGGTGGTGGTGGTATCTGCCATTCTTAAATCCCCTTACGCGGCTTCTTGCCAAGTGATTGAATTGTCTGCTAAATCCGTCCAGTTTTCTGAGGTGTCTGAAACTGGTGTCCACGATTCCGAGGAATCAGGCACTACGCCCCATCCGAAACCGATCAGCGTACCAACCGATCCGGCAAGGCTCACGCCACTGATATCCACAACAACAGAGCTACTGAAAGTGATTGTGCCAACTTCCCCTGTACCCTCAACGCCTGTGATGTCTTGAAGTGTGAGAACCGCGCCTATTACCGTTCCAACATCACCAGTGGCAGCATTGCCTGTGAGAATCGGTGAAACAAATAGCGAGTTGACAGCGCCAGTGGCTGAATTACCAGTGATGGCAACAGTTCTATTGATGCCGACTGTGCCTACATTGCCGGTGGCAATCGTGCCATCTTCTTGAATTGATCGGCTGGCTAGTAGCGTGCCAACAGCAACAGTGGCTGAATTGCCACTGATGACGACATTGCCTATGCCATAGACACCAAGTCCGTAATAGCCTGTTCCATAAGCAGCCATGCCGCTGCTCCGGTTAAGCCAACCGGATCAGGCCGGTGCTTGCATCATTGGTCGGCATTGTCAGCGTGAATGTTCCAGCAGTCACGGTCTGACTGCCAAATGTGTGGACGCTGACAGCTTTATTCGATTGAGTTGAGTTGTAGATCAACACGCAATCAAAGGCTGTGGATAAGGTGACTGCGGCATATGTAATGCTGGCGCTTGGTGTGACAAACGCTGTCGTGCCGCTGGTGCTCGGCGCAGTGCCAAATGTGACGGTGACACCGCCTGCACTGTAACCAGTGCCGGAAACCTCGCCAGTGGCCGTATAAGCAGTTGTAGAGGCATCAATGGTGGCGCTGGCTAAGTACAGAGCCGCCTTGAAAGTGTCTGCTGTAGTGGCAGCGCGAACAACGCCAGTGCCGAAATTGTGAACGCCGGTCAGCAAATCACCTTTGAAACTTGTACACATAGCTTGAGTATTCGCCATGACTTAATCCTTATCCAATTGCCGCCGCAACACCATCGGCTGCGACATTTTGTTTCAACACAACATGGACTGATCTGTGTACCAGTTCGTCATCCAAACGATATTCAACCCAACTGATGATCTCTTTGTCGCTCTCAGTTGAGCCAACAGATTTTTGCAACAAGGACTCGTCCATGTCGCCTTTGGTGGTGGTGATCATCATCCGAATGTCCTTGCTCGCGTCAAGATTGCGCCGCCAGAGGTTGATCCACGGTCATCAGCAGTCTGCAACTGCTCTAAGCCAGCAGCATATAACGATGACCACACATTGATTCTCGCATCATCCTGTAGGTAAGGCGCAGCCTGTAAAAGTGAACCGTACAAATAGATATCAGGCGCTTGCGTCAATAAAAAATTGGTTGCGACAATTGATGACAACTTAGTCAACTTAGCGTAGTAGACCAACTCTGCGGTGTATGCACCATCAGGAATCGGCAACAGCCGAAATTGATTTCCCACCACGCTGAAATACAGTGGCTTGCCGCTGGACAAGTAGGTGGTGTTGGACAGCGAATCCATGGCATCAATCGTCTGAAACTGCAATGCAGTCACTGGATTGGTGTCGAGCTTGATGGATTTCACTTCCAAGAAGTCATCAGGCACTGTGCCGTACTCAGCAGCCGCAGCAAAGGACGCAGTCGCACGCACAATCATCTGTCTGGTGCGTAGCTGGCGCTCCATCTGTGCCTCGGCCAGACTGATGAAGTCAGGAATAACTGAAGTCAGATCAGACCGATTAAGCCAATCGGCCAGCGATGTCTTCAATTCTGTATAGGTGGTCAATGCCATTAGACTGCCTCTTTTTCAAGCTGTTCCTTCATGACCCATGTGTGCTCATGCCGGAATTCAAATGTGCCAATGTGTCCGATTTCTTTCGAGACATCATGGTCAATATACACCTTGAAACCCAACTCTTGAGCCTTCTTGCAGAAGAACACATCCTCGCCCATGTAGCCGCGAGTATCGTACTGCCATGGCATATCGAACCATGGCTCAGACATACCCTGAAACACTTCGCGCTTGATTAGCATCACGCCAGTGCCAACCGAGCCGACTTCCTCCAATCCGGTGGAATCAGGCATGGTGTAGACCTGTTGGCGCTTGCCGTTCTCATCGTAGTTCTGCGCTGTTGGACCTGTGGGCATCCTGCGTCTGGCGCAGTTTGTAGCCACGATGTCCACATCATGCGCGAGCAATCTGCCAATCATGTCTTGTGGGAAAGTCATGTCAGAGTCGATAAACAGAATATGACTGCAACCCTCGCGCATAGCGTCCAGACACAAGTCAGCACGCTGATTCTGTATCAGTGTGCCTTGCAAGAGCTTGAGACTGACGGCATCAGTGGTGTTGAGCGTGTGGTACGCCACCATATTGACCATGCAGTAGGTGTAGTTGGTGTGGACTTGATCACGCGCTGGTGTGCAGACTGCGATGTATTTCATAGCTGACCTGGCCTCACTCTGAAGAACCTGTTGTCATAATCGTTTAACCATTTCTTCATGTAAACCGGATCATCCAACTTGCCCTCTGACTTCAACTGAAAGTAGATTGACTCAGGGATGCTGGCAACATGATGCCATTCACCCTTCCAATTTGCTTTGTTGTCAATGGTGGCAAAGTCGCGCTTGTTGGCCTCAATGACCGCAGTCAAATCTTGAGTTGTCTGAATCGTTGCCTCATCAGTGTCCTCGTTGTAGTGCCAAGTGCGTGTGATCCCTTTTTCAGGGTTTGCATCAAAAAATCGTTTTTCCATGTAAGTAGGGGGAGGATTTCTCCTCCCCCTTTTCCTCTCAGTCGATTAAGAAGTAGACAAGTCAGCGCAAAGGCCGTGAGCGTTTTCAGCCAAGACTTTGTGGCCGAATTCGATCAACAGCATACGCTTCTCAGCGTCACCTGTTTTCGCCAATTCCAGTTGCTGGTAAGGACGCAACACGGTCATTTTTGCGTACTCAGGATCGATGATCCAACCATCACGCTCGCGCTGGAAGCGGTTAGCGATGACAGAGACATTACCGAAATCGCTGACATAGATGTCAACAGCGCCAATCAAAGTGGCAGGCTTTGCGCCGCCATCAATGTTGAAACGCTGTGATGCGATGCCAGAGAAGCCAGAAACGCGCTGCTTATTGACAGGACCAACCATCAGGATTTTTGGTGTGCCGCCTTGTGTCCATACTTTCTGAATCACATTCTTGAGAATGGTTTCAGTGAAAGTACGCACATTGCCGTCACTACGCGCATTGCTTGGCAATGTGGTGTAGCTTGGGTCAGCGCCGTTGGTTTGCTTGTCGGTGTTGGTCTTGATGAACGCACCCAAAGAAGCAGTAGCGCGAGCAGTGGTGGTGTTACCGGCTGCGGCAACTGCACCATTCAAGAATGTGAATTCTTGGTCACGCTTCAACTCAGAACCGCGCTTGGCGATCTGATAAGCCAATTCAGAACGGCGGCCAGCCTTGTTAACCACTTCTTCAGTGTTTGACAAGACGATGGTTTTGCGTGCGATCTGAGCGTAGTTGGTCAAACGAACAGTCGCAACGACTGCATCGAATGTTCCAACGTCATCACCTTCCAACTGAGCATTGGCGGCTGCGTCTGCCAATGTGTCGGTCTGCCACTCAAACAGAGTGTTGGTGATTGTTTCGCGGCCAATGTTGGATTGGTACGGTGTTTCTTCGGGAGCGATGTTGGTGATGACATTGCTCAAGTCTTCACGAATACCCTTTGCAGAGTAGGTGGTGAAAGTATTACTAACGATAGCCATGATGGATTCCTTATTTCAAGAGTTTGTAGATTGCATCAGCCGCGTCATCGACACGGCCAGTTTTCGCAAGACGCTGTTGTGCTCGCATCGCTTCAGTGTTGTTTGATACTCTCCCTGCTGCGCCAGGCTTGGCAGGTCTAGGCCCATTGTTTGTCACCGGCTTGATCTGTCCACGCTTGGACATCATCTGATCGTACAAAGCCGCTTTTCGCAGCAGTACAACCGCCCTGTGATCTAAAACATTCTTCAGTTCATCAGGTGAGAATCCAGCCTTCTGGCCGAATTGAACAAGCATGGCCTTTTCAGCCTCAGCCTTTTTTGCGTCTTTCCACTCAGGGATAGCCGCCATCAAAGCCTCTCGTTCCTGCTGCAACATCTGATCGTGATATTGCATCTGCTCTTGCTGTGACAACTGAGAGAGTCGCTGCTTTTCAGATTGAATAGCCGCGTTCTTCTCTTGGTTGTCACGCATCATTTCGCGCTGCTTCATCCACTCGATGGGGTCTTCTTGATAAAGACGATCCCAATCAATGTTTGGCTGCGCTGCCTGCTGAACCTGTGCCTCTAAAGCACCCAACAAATGAGCGTATTGCTCACGCTCGGCACGCACCGCCTGCAACTCTGCCTCTGCGTGCTTTCGCACCTCGGCAATTTGCTGCGTTTTGCGTGTGTAATCCTGAGTCCTTGAGTAACCTTTTTGGAGTTCCTCCAGCGTCACCTCGACTTCTTTACCGTCAACTTTGACGGTGAAGACTTGTGGCTGTTCTTCCTCTTCAGAATTCTCATCTTCCTCAGATTGTTCGGCATCAGTTTCATCACCATCCGCGTCTGCATCGGTTAGCAACTCCTCATCTACCGCCGCGCCCTCATCGGGCAACTGCGCCTCGCTGTTCTCCTCTTGTCCCTCATCGGGGAGCATCCCAGCAAGTGCATTGGCTGCTTCAGCCATATTCATCGGACCTTGTACAACACTCGCCGCTGGCGTTGGTGCTACTGTTTGCATTGGTCTATTTCCTTAATTAAACAAGATTTTTCTGTGCGCGTTCGATGGCACGCTGTGCCACCTTGCCGTTGTCGATCATTTTGGTCAACTCGTTTTTGAAATTCTCAATGGCACGCAACTGCGCCCAGACAATCTCACGCTTGGCCGCCTCGTCCGGCTTGCTGCTCTCAAACTCCCACAGCAAGTCTCCGCGCATCTTGTTCATGGCCGCCGCAAATATCTCGTCTTGCATAAACTGCTCAGACTTGCGGCCTTTTCTTACCTGTTCTTCGTTCATTGCGCCATTCCATTAAGGTTGATGGGTGGAGGCACATTCGCCGCTGTCTGCACAGCCTGTTGGATGATTGCAGACTCTTGCGCCATGGCCTCCCGATCCATAGACTGCTGCGCTTGAATCTCAGCAGTGCTAATTTGTGTCTGGTACTTTAACTCTAATTCGTACTTCTTGAGCATTAAGTCTTGCGCCATTTGATCTCTACGGTAATCGTCATCGCGAACCATCTGCTCGCGCTTCAATTCCAACTCGGCAGCCTTCTTCTGGATGTCAGCTTGGATCGACTGCGCTTGCACTTGCGCCAGCACCTCTTCTGGTGTCGGTTTTGGTGCTTGTTCTTGCGGCATCTGGAAGTCAGGCGGCAATGCTTGGAAATAGCTGGATGCGTCTTTCACGCCAGACAACTCAACGATTTTCTGAATCGTGCGGATGTACATGGCCGGTGTCACAACAGGATTATTCAAACCATATTGCTGAATGATCTGCTCTTGTTTGTTGGCAATATTGGTCAAAGCCTGAATGCGCTCGTTGGTGTCGCCATTGCCCAGACCAATATTGACGGTCACATCCATGTTGGCATTCCATACCCGAGGATCAATCTCCACCCACTCATTACGCAAGCGCACCATTCGGGGCTTGTCTTGATGCGTTGTCATCAGATACAAGATGCCCTTAAACAGCTTCTTCATGCCCTCGGCCAAGAGTCGAGCCTGCAACTCCAAACGGCTCTGGCTGGCGCTGACGGTGGCCGCCACCGCTGCCTTGGTAGTTGACTGCAAAGCGTCAGGATCAAGTCCCATGGCGGCTTTGCTCATGCCGGTGCGGTCTTCGCGCATCTGGTCCATGTAGTCCAGCATGGGGAATGCGGCCTGTCCGACAAAGGGCGAGCTAAATGGCTGCACCATGCCTGGCGCTCTCATCCGAATAATTGCGCCTGTCTCGTTGTTCAGCACATCGTCAATATTGACCTGACCTTCAACGATTGCCGTGCGCGGATGGATAGACTGAGCCAGCGAGTCCAGCGTATTACGCATGATCTCGGATTTGATCTCCTGAATATCGTGTGTGATATCAAAAATCGACATTGCTTCCAAAGGCGAGGTGTGTGGCTCTGGATCACAAGGGAAATCGACAAATGGGTTATGGCTGGCAGGCAGATTTCGCACTATGGTGTAGCCAGAACCCATGCAGCAAATCTTACGCAACTCGGCGATGCCGTCACCGTCATAGTCCACGCGCATATAAGCCTCGACATACAGCACGCGCCGTTGGCCAGGATTCAAACTGTCTCCCGATCCCATGGTGGTGGACAACGGCTGACGCGCCAAATACTCGTCATTGCTGTCCAAGTCGGTGCTAGAGATGTTCTCCTCAATCTCCTCCAACTCATAGCCCATGGCAAGCAAATCGTCCACGGTTGCCATCTGACGGTGGGCGATGATGCCTGCATCTTCAAATGACCGTGCTCTGCGGTCCAGCACCAACTCTTCAGGTGGCACGGCCATGATGCGGATACGGCCATCCTTTGTCTTGCGCTTGATCTGCACATCGTGCAACATGGGTTGCTGCATCATTTCTGGCGGCAGGGGTAAGCCGGTTGCCGGATCAACCTGTGGCTGCATCATGTCCATGGGCATCGATGGGTCTGGATAGCTGACCACGATCTTGACCTCTGCACCCTCTTGCATCAGCAGTTGCACGGTCTGGTCATCGAGTCCAGAGTAGTCATCAATCTTGACCTCTTCAACCTCGTCCCACCAATACTTTGCAATGCCACACTTACGCACCAGCGAGTCTTTGAACAACGCGTAGGTGGTCATAAAACCGTTGTTGTCGTTGCTGAATATGTAGTTTGCATAGTCAGTCGCCTGTTGAGTGCTGGCAACATCTTCAGGACCGCGCGGCACATACTCAACGACATTCTCACTGCTGAAGAAGACCTTCATCAGACTCGGCAGCATGGCGCTGACGGTGTCGCGCACCTCCATCGCCACGACTTGGCTGCGCCCATCTTCCTCATTGCCAAAGGGGTCGCCACGATAGTATTCAGTGCCCTTGGCGCGAATAGGAGAGATGTCGGCATCGATGTAGCTGACAGCATCCTCCAGCTCACCGGCCACGATGCCTTGCAACTCGGTGTCATCCATCGGATTGACTGCCGCAATGTCGGTGCTCACTTGCATATCGTTGATCATTTCTTGTTCCTTGCAGATATTGCTTTTGCTTTGGCGCGAGCCTGTTCTTTTGAGTTAGCCCCCCAAGCCTTGAGAGACAACGCTAATCGGGTTGGCTCGCCGTTCTTTTCCATCGGACCAGGCATATTGCCCATTCTCGCAAGGAATGATGCCCTGCGCGGATTGTCGCCAGACTTGACAGGCGCTTTCAAGTTCATGCCCTCGGCCTTTGCGCTGGCGCGTCCCTTGGCATTCAAGCCGCCTTTGGGATTTTTCCCTTCACTACGCTGCCACGCTGGTGTCTTCATAAGGCACTTTCTTCAAAATCACATC